TATTTACTGTTTTACCAATAACTGTTGGAACAATCTTATTTTTATCAGCTCCATATTGAATTGTATTTATTGTTTCATTTAATTCATCATTATTATTATAAGTTAATACTTCTAATTTTGTTTCTACACCTTCTGTATCTCTTCTTTCACAATAATCTTTACCTAGAACTGAGTTCACAGATGAAGTATATGTACTGGGCCTTCCTATTCCTTTGTCTTCCAGAATTTTAACCAAAGTTCCGTCGTTAAATCTTGTAGGTGGTGTAGTAAGTTTTTGTTCAGCATTAAAATCTATAAAATCTAATTCATCATCAACTTTTAATTTCAATAATGATTCATTTTTTGCTTCCATATCTACATTAAATAATATCATAAAACCATCAAATTTGATTTTTTCATATTCTGAATTAAAATCATTTTTTTTAAGTCTAATTGTTATTGTTAATGCATCTTTTATGCAACTACTCATCTGACCGGAAACTGTACGTTTCCAAATTAAACTATATACTCTCCTTTCATCATGTGATATATCTAATTCATCAGGAGTATTGACTATATAAACCGGTCTGATGGCTTCGTGTGCTTCTTGTGCCTCGGGTTTTTTATCATCTTTTTTTTTACTTTTAGTTTTCTTTTTTCCATCATAGGTACGGAATGTATAATACTCTTCAGAATAATTTTCTAATATAAATTCTTTGATTTGATTAAGAGCTTCATCTGATAATGCTTTACTATCTGTTCTATGATATGTAATATGTCCTTTCTCATATAAACTTTGACAAATTGACATAGTCATTTGACTTCCCATTCCTAATTTAGAATTAGCTTCAATTTGTAGAGAACTGGTGATGAATGGTGCTGAAGGATTTTGTTTTTTTTCTTTTTCTTTAATATCTTTTACTATAAATTTTTCAGTTTTTGTTAAATCAAATATTTTAATAATTTCTTCTTTATTATCAAATTTTTTAGATGATTTTACTGGAATAATATCTTCTACATACTTTAAATTTCCTTTTAAATTATAATACATAGAATTTTCAAAATCTTCAATTTCTTTTTCCCTATCTATAACTAATTTTAATACACAAGATTGGACTCTACCCGCCGAGAGTGAGGAACCTTTCTGATAATTAGCCTGAACATATTTCCATAATGTAGGTGTTATCTTAAATCCAACTAATCTATCTACAATTCTTCTTGCTTGTTGAGAATTAAATTGATTTACATCTATTTCTATTGGATTTTCTATTGCATGTAAAATAGCTTTTTTAGTAATTTCAACATAAACAATTCTTTTTAAATTATTAGTTTTTCCACCATTTATAATTCTATTTACATGATGTGCTATAGCATGACCTTCTCTATCTGCATCTGAAGCCATAATAATCCCACCAGGACATTTTTTTAGTTTATTTTTTAAATCTGTAACAACTTTTTTTTTATCATCACTAATTTTATATGTTGGTTTAAAATTATTATCTACATCAACACCAAGAGGATTTTCTTTTGATTTTTCAAGGTCACACACATGACCAATAGATGCAGCTACAATTACATTGTCTCCTAAAAACTTTTGAATTTTTGAAACTTTTCCAGGTGACTCCACTATAAATAAAGATTTAGTCATTCTATTTATATAATAATAAATAAATCAATTTTAAATGATTTTAGAGTTGTTATTATATTTATATTAAATTTATTTTCATATATAATAAATTATTTAAAATTGATTTATATTAAATAATTTAGATATATGTCCAAAAAAAACTACAGAACAATTTATAAAAGAGGCTATAAAAGTTCATGGAGAAAAATATGATTATAGTTTAGTTAATTATAAAAATTAAAAAACTTTAATCAATATTATTTGTAAATTACATGGAAAATTTTCTCAAAGTCCAAATGAACATTTACAAAAAAAAGGCTGTACTAAATGTGGTATTATAGAAAGTAAAAAAACAATCAAAAACTACATAAGATTTATAAAAGAAGCTATTAAAATACATGGGGATAAATATGATTATAGTTTAGTAGGTTATGTAAAAATAATTTGTCCTTATCATTCAATTTTTGAACAAATACCAAAACATCATTTAAATGGACATGGTTGTATTTGTTGTCCTCAAGTTAAAACACAAGAGGAATTTATTAATGAGTGTAATAAAATTTATAATTTTAAATATGACTATAGTTTAGTCGAATATTTTAATTGTAGAACTAATATAAAAATAATATGTCCGATACATTCAGTTTTTGTTATTATTAATTTGTACATATTTATACCAATTTATAGGATTATTTAAAATATTTTTAAATTTAGACATATTATTTTTTATAATATGATTATTTGTTTTTAATGTTTGAATAATATTATTTAACATAAATTACTTAAGTATATTAATTTTAAATATACTTTATTAAAATATAATAGTATAAATGATTGGTGGGAAAAAGAAATCAAAGAGAAAAAGTAATAAAAAAGCATTTTTTTTTAATCCTAATAATCCTAAAAAATCATATGATGTATACATTGATAAAAATCCTAATGATACTATATCAATAAAATATAAAACCTTAGATGATGTTAAATATACAATAAAAAAATTAGAAAAATTATATAAAAATAAAAAATATACTCATAAACGAATTTGGCAAGTAGCGATGATTATGAAAGTTAGATTAAATGTATTAAAAGATATTAAAATTAAACATTATAAATTATCAGAAAAATACTATAATCATTTAAAAAAAAGGACACAAATAAAAGGTTTTGACGATAGAAGTAATTTTAAATTTGTAATTTAAATTATAATAGTAAAATGACTTATAGAAATAATTATTAATATAATTATTATGGAGAATAATATTAATTTTTTAGAAGTAATTAAATATTTAAAAAAAAATAAAACAGATATAATTACTATTAGAAAATATTGTGTAAAAGATGATTTTAAAAATTTTAAAAAAAAAATTAAGGATTTTAAATCTAATGATATAAATAAAAAATTTTTAAAAAATAATGGTTTCAAAAAAGAATTTGAAGAATTATTTGATAAATTTAAAAAGGATTTTGAAGAACAATCAAAAGAAGATGTAGAGGATGTTTCAACAGAAGACGATGTTTCATCAGAAGACGATGTTTCATCAGAAGAAGTGGATAATGCAAAAGCAGAAGCTAAGGCAGAAGCAGAAGCTAAGGAAAAAGCAGAAGCTAAGGCAGAAGCAGAAGCTAAGGCAGAAGCAGAAGCTAAGGAAAAAGCAGAAGCTAAGGCAGAAGCAGAAGCTAAGGAAAAAGCAGAAGCTAAGGAAGAAGCAGAAGCTAAGGAAAAAGCAGAAGCTAAGGCAGAAGCAGAAGCTAAGGAAAAAGCAGAAGCTAAGGCAGAAGCAGAAGCTAAGGAAAAAGCAGAAGCTAAGGCAAAAGCAGAAGCTAAGGAAAAAGCAGAAGCTAAGGCAAAAGCAGAAGCTAAGGCAGAAGCAGAAGCTAAGGCAGAAGCAGAAGCTAAAGCAGATGCAGAAGCTAAGGAAAAAGCAGAAGCAGAAGTTAAGATTGAAGAGGAAGATGCAAAAATAGAAATTAAAAAGGAAGTAAAAGAATATATTAAGGATAAAATTAAAGATAAAAATGAAGATAAAAATGAAGATAAAAATGAAGAAAATGATAGAAAAACAAATTTTAAGAATATATTAAAAAAATTTAAAGATATACATAATGAAAATGTAGGAGTTAAAAATATAGATTATGATTTAAAAATAAAAAAAAAATTTAATTTAGTAATTAATGAGTTAGAAAAAAATAATATTGATATCAAAAGTAAAAATGAATTTATTAAATACATGATTAAAGAATTAATTGATATGATTAATTGAGTAAATTTTTGATAATTTTTTATTAATTATTTTTCCTAGTAATTTAAAACCGAATGAATTTAAATGTATATTATCAAATTTATATAAATTAGTAGTTTGTTTAAATTGGTCTAATAATTATTTTGTTAAATAAAGTACATAACAATTTGATAAATTTCTATAATATCATGTAATTTAATCTGGAATTGCAGTTTTATTGAAAATTCATGAGAAGAAGTAGTTAATAATATTATTACTTTTATATTATATTTATTATATTATTTATTATATTATTTAATATATTATTTAATATATTATTAGTAAGTTGTTGGTTAGTATAAAATATACCTATATCATTATCACCAGTATGTATAAATACTATACTTGATTTAAAATTAATACATAAAGTATATATATATTATTTAATAAATATCTACTTGTTGCACATCCAAACTGGAATTAAAATATTTAATTTATTATTAATATTAACTTTTATATGTTCCCAAAATGTAAACATATTAAATTTTTTAGAGTATAATTTTGATTTTGTTTTATTAATTATATTTTTTTGTTTTGCAATATATGACATAATATAAGAATTTAAGTTAAGTAAAGATATTATTAATCTTATTATTTCAGCGTTAATTAGGCAAATTGAGAATTAAGTAATAATTTAGTTTTATTAGTAATAATATTATGATAATGAATTGTTGTTAATATTAATAATACTGTATAAAACATTATATATAATACTATTAAATTTTATATGTTATAAAGACTTATTTTTATATAAATAAATATGAGTGAATTAAATTATTTACAAAAAACATTAAAAGATAAAGATATACATATAGAACATTTAGAAAAAAAAAATGCGGCATCTGTTAAATATATAGATTACTTAGAAGGAGTTGTTAATAATCAAAAAATAAAAATATATGAATATATAGTTTATTTAGAAAAAGAATTAAAAAATGATAAGGAATTAAGTATAAATTATATAAATGCATTACGTAGTAAAGTTAGTATTTTAGGTTCAAAAATTGATAAAATACAGGAACAATTAGAAATTTATAAAAATAAACATTTACAATTAATTATTGATCATGACCTATTAATACTTAAAAATAAATGATTAAAATTGTTTTTTTTTGTAAATTTGTTAGTAAAATGGAAAATTTTATATTAAAATAATAAATAACAATTATAAAATATTTGTAAAAATTTTAAAATATGGAGTTTAAAACTAGAAGATAAGCAAAAAAATATAATATTTGGACATTAATTGAAGTACCGAGATATTATAATAATTTGGAGTAGATTATAATTTTAAAGTGTTAATAATGATAGTATAATGATAGTATAAAAATACTAGAATATAGAAGGAATATATAGATTATTGTAATAATTTGAAAATTAAAAAACAAATTACAATTTAGATAGAATTATCATAGTAAGAAGTAAATCCTCTTAAAGTAATTGTAACTTCATTATGAATACTATGTTCATTAAGTGACTTTAATTGTAGTCCAATAAATTTATCTAAACCACCTTGGATTTGTAATAATGTTGAGTTATTATATAAATTACTAAGAATTGGATTAGGTGCGGTTATAGAAGTAATTTGCATAACATTAATTTCTTTTCTATTACTAATAGAACCAGGAATTTTTAGACATTCAGTATCAGTATCAGTAAAGTTACTATTGGATTTAAATAAAAGACCCGTATCATTATCATCTATTGTATCATTATTTATTAAGTTAACATTTATAGCACTATCATCAACAATTCTTAATTGATAATATCTATCTTTATTATTATTATATTCATCAACATTAATTTCAATATATTTAATATATAAATTATGTTCTCCTACCCACATAAAACGATTTAAAGTAGTTTTTGAAAAAATAGCAACATCTGGGTCAACTTGACCACTAATTCTATTACCCCATTGATAATTATTAGATAAATCATTGAAGTAAAATTGTAATGAAACATATGAATATCTTGCTAATGAAATAAATTTTTTATCTTGTGTAGGATATAATTTTATATATGCATTAAGTAAATGGGATGCATCTTTTTGATTATACTGTATTGTTCCATCACTTGGTGATGAAGTTTTATCAGCAGTTCCGTCATTAATTATAATTTTAGAAATTTCTAATTCAGTTGTAATTAAATCTGTAGAATTTGTTAATGTAAAATCAGGACTTGAAGTATCAACATTATCATTAGTAGTAATAATATTTTGTTGTTCTTTACATAAGTAAAATCTATTATTAGTAGGCTTTCTAACAAGACCTGAAAATTTATAATAATTTAATTTATTACCTGTATATATATTTGAACCAGATTGTGTTTGATAAAAACCAATAGTTGATAGAATGTTATTTGGATAATCATAATTATGATTTTGATAATGTAATATAAAATGATCATTATGTGAAAATTGAATTGTATTATAAATTAATTGTATAGTATAACTGGTTAGTGTAAAACTATCAGTTAAATCAGTACTATAATAATTTTGATATGTTCCTGATGTGATTATAGTTGCAATATTAGATATAAGGTACTGTCCTTGTGGAATAGTTATAATTTTAGTATTATTAGCATTAATATCAGGAGTAATATATAATTTATTATTATGTTCATTAATAATAATTTTTCCAGTTGAATTTTTAATTGCTAAACCACCATAATAATTATCACTATGTACATTATTAGCACCAACGACTATTAAAGGGTCATCAACTATTAAAGTATCAGTATTAATTTCAGTTTTATTACCTAAAACTGTAAAATTACCAACAACAGTAATATTTTGATTTACAATTAAATCTTTGGAAATATATACTCCACCCATAACTTTAAATGAAGCAGAACCATCTATTAAAGCTTGATCTTCATTATTTATAATAGTTTGTTTATTTGTTGTTGTTGTTAAATTAATATCTTCATTTTCAGATTGAATATTTGTAAAATCTTTTGAAATAATATTATTATTAGCTTGTGCTTTAAAATTAATGCCTCCCATAGAATGTAGTATCATAGAATTATCAGGGTCAATATTATTAGTATGTATTGATGTTCTTTGAGTAGAAGTAATATTAATACCTGCTGATGAATAAATATTAAAAGCAACATTTAATCCTACATCATTAAGTCCATGTGATAGTAAATTCATATTATCTTGTGCTTCAATATTATTATTTGCTTCTGCTTTTAAATTAATACCACCTAATGAATGTAATATCATAGAATTATTTTTATCATTATTAGAACTATGTATTGATATTCTTTGACCTGATGTAATATTTATACCTCCTGAAGAATTAATATTAAAAGGAACATTAGAACCTACATCACTTAAACCTTTTGCAATTAAATTAAGATACCCATGATTGCCTAATGTTTCGTCTGAATCTGTTCTATTATCATTAAAATTCTTAGTCTGAATTAATAATTGTTTATTTTTATGAACTTCAAGTTTTGTTCCTCCATTTTTTGAAATAATTTGAATAGAAGAAGATAAAGGATAATTAGTATCATTATTATCTAATTTACCAGAAAAATTGATTATATTTATAGTTTCAAGAGAATTATCAATACCTGAATTAGTAAATAAATTAATAGAATTAATTGTATTTTTATTAGAAGATATAGCAATTTTACCACCATTTAAATGTACATACTTATCATAATGTGAATTTAGTAATATACCTCCATTAAAAGATCTAAGTTTAATTGAAGAATCATATAATGTTTCAATTTGATTATTACTATAATGTGTATATGGATCAATATTAGTATTAATGGAATCTTTATTACCATTATAATTATTAATACTTATCATATCATTTTGACCTTTTGTAATTTCATTTTCTTCTTTCGTTTCAATAATTATAGCATCATTTAAACCTTGTGAAATTATATCTGTTATGTATGCGTTAGTAATCATATCATTTTTAATAATAGGCTTACTAATATCATTTTTTATAAATTCAACGTAATTTAAAATTTTTACTTTTATTTGATTTTTATTATCATAATCAGAATTACTTTCATATACGATTGCTTGTAAATTAATTATATTTAATTGTGTAATTATATCATATTTATGTACGTCAATATCATTATTTAGTATTAAAGTAATAATATTTCCTTTCGATTTAATTAAAATTTTACCTGAATGAATAGATGTTAAATCCTTTTCTAAACCACCAATATTTATATTACCGAAATATGATAATAAATTTATTGAATTATTTTCACCTTTCAAATTTAATAAATTAATACTATTAGTAATATCAGTATTAGTATTTAAATAAATATTCGATGATTCCTCACTTAATAAAGGTGATTTAATTATTATATTTTTTTTTGCTTCTATATCAATTCCACCATTATCAGATTTAATTTTAATAGAATCATATTTAATTGATTCTTTTGATTGTAGATATATTTGACTATTATAATTATTTGCTAATAAATGTATTTGTGTTCCTTTATCATTATTATTTACTAATGTATTACTATTTTCTTGATTTGTTACTAATTGTATAATACCATTACTTCTTATTTTTAGTATTTCATTACCAGGAATATTTAATGAATAATATAAACTATTATTACTATAGGAATTATCAAGAGTATCTGGAATAAATTTAGTAATAATATTATTTTTATAAGTAATATTATTAACTGTTTTAAATATTTGATAGGTTTTATTTTGTAATAATTGTATATTTAAATTTTTACTAATAAATTGAGTTAATATAAAACTGATTTTATATTCATTTTCAATAAGTATAGTATATGGTAAATTATCATCTATTAATAAATAATCGTTTTTAATTAAAGGATTATAATAATCATATATAAATATACAGTCTTTATTACTTAGATTATGTTTATCTGGAAATTGAATAATAGCTTTTTTTATACTTTCATTAACTTGTGTAATTTGAATATTTAAGGGGTGAGATATTACTATTTTATCATTTTTATAATAATTAATAGAACTATGAGTAATTAAATCAATATCAATATTATTATTAGTATTAACATTAATTTCAAATAAAGCAGGGGAATCCTTATAAGTATGTTTAAAATATGAATAAGTTTGTGTATCATAGGAATTTAAAGGTATGTATAATAATAAAGGATAATAAGATGTTTGTTTTAAAAAATCTAAATAATAATTATCTTTATTATTATAAGATTCATTTATTTCGTTTTGAGTTCTAACACTATTCCATATTTTTATTTTTTTTAAACATGCATCTAAATACTGATCTACACCAGGATTTCCACCAATATATGCTATTCCTGATGCTGTTGTTCCTTCAAATATATTATTCAAAAAATTTAAATCTGTAAGTAATAAACCATTAATATACATTTTTGCGGCATCATTATTTGTTATAGCAGAATTATCATAAGTAAAAGCAAAATGTGTCCATATGTTAAAAAATTGTGATATATCATAATATATATATCTATCATAAAAACTAAAATTCATATAAACTCCATTAGTTGTTAAATAAACAGATAATAGTTGTCCAGCACTATTATTACCTTGTTTATAAATTACTTGATGAGATTTAGAAGAACCTGATAATTTAGCCCAAAATTCTATTGTAATATCATTACCTCCTAATTCAGGTGCAATATTTGGTGGTATTTCTAAGTAATTATTAGTTCCATTAAATATATATTCAGTTTCAGTTATATTAAATATATTTGAAATATTTTGAGATATATAATACATTTCTTCTGTATAAGTATTATTTTTATGTAATTTATCTATAAAATATAAACCTGTTGTAGTTTCCCAAGGATTTGTAAATTGATTTACTAATAATGTTGGAACAGAAGTTATTTTGACATTAACATATTGATTTATAAGATTTCCAGAAATATTTTTAGGAATATGTATTATATGATTTAATTGATAATTAGGACATTGATGTGGATTAATTAAAGTAATAGTTGGTTGTGAATTTATAACATTTATATTAAATTTTAATTTATTATTTAAAATACTACCTTCTGTTATATTTACTTTATAATCTCCAATTATAATGGTATCATTTTTTATATTAAATTGAATTTGATCACCAATATGATAATTTATACCATTTAAAGCATAAATATATGTAATAAATGAATTAATAACAACAATTTTAAATTTAATATTTGTTTCATAACTAGTATATAGGGTTCCCGTCGAATCATATACAGTTATATCTTCTGGTTGAGTAATATAATCAAAAGTTTCATTCTGATTAATTGTAAAATAAGTGTGTGTTCCGTTACTAATCATATTATTTTTAAAATTATAATTAGTAAGTAATACTATTGGTGGATTATTATCAATATAAATAAAATTACCATCGTTCCAATTAGTATTATTATTAATATCATCAATTATAGTTATATCAATAATATTTTCAAATTCAATATTAATATCAGTCGTACTATTATTAATATGATGTAAAGTATTAAAAGAAAATTGTGTAGGTGTTTCATAATTTATTTTAATATCATTATAAATTATAGAATTAGTACTTAATAAATTTGATATATTAATAATATCATTTGTTTTTAAATTATGTTTTTTTATAAATAAATCTACATAACCAGTATAATTAATTATATCTATTTTAACATTTTTTTCAAATATTTTTGAAACATCATAAATTATTTCGGTACTAGTTGATGTTTTATCTAATATTTTATTACCATATAAAAGATTATTAATTTCTTCTATAATAATATTATTAGATAATGGTATCTGAATTCCCATATTAGATGTAAAATTATAAAATTTAATAAATTTTTGTATTATTGGCGTATTTTGTAAAAATGAATAATCGTTAAAATTTGGGGTACTATTAGTAATTAAATAATTTATATTAAAAATATTATTAGGAATACCAATTTCAATACTATCATATATATCATATTTGTAAATTATCA